TCAGGCAATTTATAAGTGCCAACCTTGCGATTCAAAATCAGCTGGTAAGCCGCGGCCTGCACACTAGGTGCGGCACTGTTCAATTCGTCCATGAACAAAATGATAGTTTTGTGTTTTTTGGCTAGCTCTGCATCTGGCAGTTCGCTTGGAGGTGCCCACACCATTTTACTGGTGTTGGAGTCAAAATATGGAATACCTTTGATGTCAGTGGGTTCCCAAAGGCTCAAACGAACATCGATCACATGAGCATCAAGCTCTGAACCAAGTTGTTTAATGATATCGGATTTGCCAATTCCTGGGGGACCCCAGATAAAGATTGGACGTTGATTTTTAAATGCCTTACGCAAAGATTTTTTAGCACCTTTTGGTCCGACTGTGCGACTTACTAATTCTGCCATTTTTTGCTCCTAAAAAGTTAATGGATTTTGCAGTTCATGTTAGTATTATAACGCAATTCCTAGAAGGTGTCAATCAGGTTTTAGATCTTTTTCACGCTCAGTCATGGCCTTTATTAGCCCAAATTTTCTAATGTCGTCTGAAAACAACATTAGCTCAAAACTTTTACGTTCTGAGAATACAGTGATTGACATGTTGGTGAGATGATATGGACAATCGATGTAGCGTTCTAAAAATATAATAGTTTGAGGACTCAGTTCGATTGGTTCGGTAAAGGGAATTTCGTAGCATCTCAAATCTAATTCGTTAGTCAAAAATTCGTAACCGTCGTCACTTAGACGAAAGGCATTCTTTTTGTTTACTCGATTTGATTGCCACCATTTACGTGAAAATAATTGTAGGTTAGCATCGTCTGTACTCTTGCCCCACTCACGTAAAAATATTTTGGTTAATGTATCTCTGTCTGTCATTTTACCACGATTCCAGTAGTCAATTTGACCACTTGGAAATCTTCACAACCAAAAGTCAAATTTAATTTTTTTGCTAGATTGTGAGCGTGACCTGGATTTGAAAAACTTACTTTTTTATATTTCGGCCCAGGATAGCTGGTAAGACTGTTGAACGATTTTAGATTAAAAGGCTCGTTCTTATAGAACACAGCCCAAATTGCTTCGGCTTCTAAAATTTGTTCAGCTTTGTAAGTTTTCTTGTTAACGCTTTCAAGCAAAACTTGCGGTTTAGGTCTAGACATAGTGTATCCAAATATATACACGTATATTTATCCTAATTATTCTTTAAAACCGCCACCGTCTATTTCTATGCTAACGACGCCACTATCTATACTTTTTCTCAACTGATTGAACATTGTTTCATAGTCTTGTAATAACTTGTCTTGAATTTCGTTCAATGCAAGACTTAACATTCTAGCCTGCTGAATTGGCATTTTGACTTCTTTGTTTTGTGCTAGTTCAGCAGATCTCAACAGTTGAGCAAATTGTGATATTGGCCCTAAATTAATCTGATTTTGCATTTGACAGTACCTGTTTCATTTCAAACTCTGTTTTAAATGGACCTTTAAATTCGTTACGTTCCAGTGTGATCAATTTGGGACAAAAACTGCGTACCCAGCCTTTGTTGAATTTAATTGTGTAATAACCTGCACAATACAAACTTTTACTAGCACTGCTTTTGGTAAACAACGGTAATTTATGTCTAACATCGTACATACTGTTATACGGCTCTACACTGGTAGGAAATCCATGACATTCATGCACATCTGGTTTGGTAACTTTGACTTTGGTGCTGTTTAAGAAAAACCCAGTTCCAAATTGTTTAGTAAGATCATCTTTCTTATTAAACATAACTTCGCCTACAGTACTACTGAGCACAAATTTATTATTTTCTTTTTTGTGTAGTGTAGCAATTTTGGTACCGTCTTGTTCAACGATCCAAAATTTACCATCTACAATGGGTTTTGCGTGTATGTCTGTCATGCTGTTTCCTTCTCTGGGTATCTTGCTTGGAATGGTTCTGCATAGATTTGTATGTTGTCTGCAATTTTTTGCATGTCCCATGTATTACAAAACTTCAACATACGAATGCCTACTTGCGTAACTTCTTTGGGCTTGGCATTATTTTCAATTGTTTCTGTAATCAACGCTTTAATCTCAGCAGGCTGTGCTGTCAAGTCGCATAACTGTACATTACGCTGATAGTCTTCTAGCACACGATGTTCTTCACCATTATGGTCTACCCAACGTTGCAACATGAGGTTGTTCCAATTATATCCGCGAGTTTTGCGATCGGCAAATGCCTCTTGGAGACCAACTTTATTCTTTGTCCCTTTCGTTCGTACACCTGGATAAGCCGAAAAGACATTGTCACTTGTGTCACCTCGCATGCATTTCTCAAACAGCATCCATTCTGGATCTTGTGCAGGCTTAGGCTCGCCTGTCTTTTTATCTTTAACAGGTTTACCTTTAGCATCAAAGATTCCTTCGTGTGTAATATGTAAATCGCCTACACCGTTATATTGGCTAACAGTGGGACTTACCAATTGTGCAAAATCTCCGTCTGTTGAAATGATAACGTGTTTGGCATCAGTGTGTGTTTGTACCCAGCCTGCAATCAAATCGTCTGCTTCTAGCTGTTTGTGCTGTAATACTGTACAATTGGTTTTTTCAATAATGAAATCTTTAAATTGATCAAATGCTTCCCAGAACAACTTGTCTTCTTCTTGTTGTTTTTCAGTCAACGCATCTCTAGCTTCTTTTCTATTGGCCTTGTACGGCTTGTAATGATCTTTGCGCCACGAGCGACCTTCGAGGCAGAACACCACATGAGTACCGCCAAAGTCTTGCCAGGCTTTTTTGATACTGTTAAAAGTAATATGAAAGGCCATGCCAAGTTTAATATCAGCACTGCCTTGCACCACATGTCTAGCACGAAAGAACGTGTTAGCAGTATCAACTATGATATATGTCATTCTACTACGGCTTTGCCGTTTCCTAATCTGTTTACGTTAATATAACCACCAATTGTTTTTTGTGGGTCTTGACCTGCTTCGGCTAACATGTTGCCTGCAAGATCTCTAAACCAACGATCAACAATTTCTTCTTCCGGATCGCCATCAAAGCCATATCCAGCTTGTTTTAATTGTACTATAAACTCTGGGTTCCAGTCAAGCTCAAAAAAGCCATTTCGAATATTGTCTTTGTTCACATGAGTATCCAACACAGCCACCCATGCCTCGCCTCGCGCGGTAGCACGTTCTTTTGGTGTAGATTTGGCAGTTGCTTCATCATCCAATGCTTTTTTGGTTTCTTCTTGTGCCCTTGCTTTCTCTGCCAGCAATTTGTCAATACCAAATATTTTACTAAAAAACTTTTTCATTAAGTTCCCCACTCATTTTTAAATAACGGTACTTGTAGTCTGTCACTGTATCTAAACCCAGCTTTCATAGCCAAGTCTGCCACTCGACGATTGTTCAAGTTATAAACACTTTCTACACCACCAACTGGCATTAGATATATTGGACCTTGAAATCCTGCCAGTCTATAGATATCCGAAACTTCGATGGCTTCGTATGCATCATCTTCTGTAGCCACTACAAATTTCAAATATGTAAATCCAACTTCTTGGTACTCACAAACAATATCCGGACGAATTGCTTCTGCACGACTTTCACCACTGCAACTCAGTTTAGCACTCACACTAAATGTTACATCTCTTGCGTACGATCTAGAGCCGTCAGTTTGCCACTGCATGAGATAGTGTTTGAATTCTTCTGTTAGTTTTTGAGTACCGTTTGTTTCAAATGTAATCTCTTTGAGATCTTGCATCTTGTCATGATCTAACAAATCAGGATAAGCACGTTGCCAACCCAGCAATGGTTCACCGCCTGTGATAACCAAGTGAGCATCTCCCCACTGATTATAAGGAAGCATTTCAATGATACGATCTGCAATAGCATCGCTAGTGAGCATTGGACTCAAGTCTTTGAATCGTGGATCCCAACTGGCATAACTGTCACAGCCTGTGCTAACAAGAGGTAATTCCTTGTAGTTATTGAACATGTGTACAACTTCTGCAATATCTTCAACTTCTTTACTCAGTTCACCGCGTGGCATACCAAAGCCAGCACATTTAAAGTTGCATCCAAAAGTGCGCAAAAACACAGACGGGACGCCCATAAAGCGTCCTTCACCTTGTATACTATAAAATAATTCTGCTATCTTAATCTTACTCATTTGTATCCTGTTCTAAAAATGTGCTTACTTGATCTTCTGCGTCTTGAATACTTTCAGCCCATACTGTAAATGTAGCAACACCTTTACTGGCGTGAATATCAAAAGGCACAACACCATGCGGAATCCAGTTCTCTCCAACTTCTCTTTTGATGTCAAACTTATTTAGGTCGGTAGTTTTCATACGATAAATTAATTCATCAGTTAATTGTTTTGCCGTGTCCATCTCTATCCTTTTTAAACTGTTCCAAGTCCTCTATGGCGCTTAGTAATGTGTTAGCATAATTGAAAGCCTGCTGTCGTGTCAAGTGAACTGACGATTCAGTATCAATATACCCCTTAGTTAGCAAAGTCCAGATGTGATACCAGCGTGTTTTTGACCACCAGTTTGTTTTGCCTGTGGTATAGATGTTTACTACAATATCATGATCGTCTGCTTCTACCCACATGTTGTGATTGTGGTCTTCGTCTCCGCAGTTACAAGCGATTCGATAGACTCTGCTGTCTCCCCAATCGTTTGTTTTCATAATGCCTTCTGCTGGTATTTGTACGTTCATCGTAAAATCTCCAGTGTTGAAATTTTAGCAATCTTTTCGCCAAAGTCCTCTTCTTTACCAATGATGTAAATTTGACGATCAGTTCTATCAGACTTTGGATCGTAGCGATGGAATTCCACAATCTTGCCACCTACTGCACTGTACACTTTGAATTGAAGTGTGGGTTCACTGTCAATACTAGCACGACCACTGATGGTGCTGATAGGATTGCTACGGCTCATTTTAGGACTTGGGTAGCAATCTTGCTCTTGCCTAGCATTGTCCCAATCTTCCCGCACCCACTTAACTACTATTTGTTTAAGCCAGTTCATTTTGAAGCATACTCCTGTTGCATCTTGATATTGTCGAAGAATTCTTTCTTTGCACCAGGATCAGTTTTAAACGATCCTTGTAGTACCGTGGTCTGTGTTAGACTGGAATGTGCCATGATGCCTCGATTCTCACAGCAACCATGTGTTGCCTGGATGTAAACGCCTAGGTTTTCGGCGCCTGTGGCTTTTTGGATTTCTCTAGCAATGTCGTTACACAATTCTTCCTGTAAAGTACCACGTCGAGCACACCACTGTGCTATTCTTGTGTACTTGGATAAGCCGATGAGCTTCTCAGCGGCAATAATGCCAATATAGGCAACGCCAACAACGGGTTGATGATGATGACTACACATAGAACGAAGCTCACTTCGAACAACCAACATACCTTCGTAACGGTCCGCTGAGTCGTTTGGAAATGCTGTTGCGTCTGGTGCTGGTTCATATCTTCCTGCCATTATTTCGTTGTAATACATTTTAGCCAATCGCTTGGCTGTGCCTTTGCTGTTAGGATCGTTTTCACGATCAATTAGCAATGCATCTAACACTTTTTCAAAAGCCGTAGTGGCTTCGGTAATTAAATGCTCTTTATCACTTTCATGTAAGTAATCGCTAATATTATCACCTGCCCAGAATCTCTTGCCATCACGTTTCATACGAAAACGAATAGCATCCGCTAGATTAGCTTCTTTGTAACCTTTGTCGTCATCGCCTTGCTGTTCAGCACCAGCCATAACATTTTGTAAATCTTCTGTTGTAAATGTGGTCATTATTACTCCTATGTATATATTATATAGGTTTATTTAGGTTTTTGCAAGATATTTTGTGCTCGAAGTTTGCGACATTGTTCTCGAACTTCGATAGGAAAATCAGGACTAATCTCAGAAATTGAACAATCGTATCTTACTGTAGTAGGCGGAAATTTGAATGCCATGTATAATGCAAGAGCTATAGCACACCCACCGATAATCAGTATTATTGCAAAATTTAAATCTTCTCGCTTATTAGTATACGGCATAGGTCAGCATCCTTTTTTGATTTAAAATAGAAATCCATTTTGTTTTCGGTTGGGTGACTTGTATAACGGTCGCCTGGTAAACCAAATACTTCTAGTACGTCGGCACACGCTTCATTCCACCAAAAGTTAGATTGCCCCTTCCAAGGGATACTTACTATGTGAAGTCTTCCTGCATCCTTGGCGGCAAGTATACCTATCCTACTGTGTGTTTTTATCATTTTCCATTGCAATCTTTAGCTCATCTTTGAGATAATCCAAATAAATGGTCAACGCGGACAGCCCAGCTTCACTGGTAGCAGTTGCCAAATCCGATTGAACCATACGAATTTTATCTTCAAGTTCTTTCGCTGTTAAGTTCATTTTTTACGTGATCCAAAACTCAGCCCAGTAGCACTACCAAACAACACAGCAAATGCCAACCAAGTTTCCCAGGTATATGGAATACTCAATATAGGAAATAAAGTGTTCAAACTCCAAATACCAGCCAGTGGACCCAGTGTAACTGCAATCACAATTAGTGCGATACCTAACGCAAGTTTAAGTACTGATGTTGTCAATGTTGTCATAACCAAAAATCCTCCCAAGGATAAACTAACCAACAATCGTTTGTTGCCTTGTCCACTTCGTAAACAAAGTAATCAACGGTTTCATTACTAGACATGTTGTCTGTAATTACTGCAAATTTAACATTACCACCCCAAATAGTTTTCCAACTAGGATGGTCAGGCAATGCGTTTGACTGCCAATCTTTCTTGATCCATGCAATGGTAGATCCTTGATCATTGATATCGTCAACGATGAGAATCTTCTTACCTTCAAATGCATCCTCAGCCATGCCGCAATCACTAACTGTGTCGATGTTATCTCTTAGACTAACCTGTAATGGCTTCATGGGAATATTCATGTACTGACTTAGCAACACGGCCGGAACTGCGCCGCCTCTAGTTATACCCACAATATAGTCAGGCTTCCAATTATCCAAAGACATCTGTCTAGCTAGATGTAAGCAGGCACCTTGTATTTGTTCCCAGCTATAGTGTATTTTATTAATCATTGCAGTATCGAAGGAGTGAATTTTTTAACTTGCGATCTACTAGATGAGATGTTATCGACCATTGCATTATAGTCAATTTCGTCTAGTCCTGATTTGTATATACTCAGAGAGATAGCCATCATAATGGCAGCCACTTCCATAGCACCATATTGCTCGACCATGCCATCTGTAATACCTAAATACAAATCGTACAACTCCTGCAAATTAGTGTCGCTCATGCTGTCAACGCCTGCGCCAATGTTGCTAATTCGTCTTTGGTCATGAAATAATTGTATGTGGCAACGTCTACTACTTCACCGTCTTTCAGACTTTGTTGTTCAAAATCGATACTAAACAACCCTTTAGGCATTAGTACTTCGTGTTTTTTCAACACAAGACGAAACCCTTCGTGTTCCTTAACTACCAGTTCTTTATAAGTATCTCTAACTGATTCATGCAACATCATCATCTCCTTTAATTGCTTCAAATGTTCTGTATTTGCCCAATGCATTGATATAGTCGTTGTACAACTTCTTTAGCTTTGGATGCTTCTTTTCAAGTTTAACATCTCTTTCTGGAATTTGCAAGACTTTTTCGATTGTGTTTAACCGTTCTTCTAAGTCAACACCGTTGATAACCATATTGCCCTTAACTTCTATGGTAGGCGGATTGGTTTGATTGATTTTCATTACAGCATCATACGGATTAGAAGGAGTGACCCAATTGGCTGTACCAGTTCCTGTAGTGGTATAAATTTGTCCTGCGGGAAAACCGGTGGCAGACGTGCTACTCAAAGTAATTGTACTGGCACCGGTACCACCGATAGTATAACTACCAGAGCCGCTTACCGCTCCAGTATTTGCTATGTTAACAGTGGCTCCGCTAGTTACGGTATTGCTTGCGCTCTTGTAAGTATAAGTCATTATGTACCCATTTGTTTTTTACGAGAAACCCCCACTCTCGTTTGTGCGGGCCCGGCATAAACAACGTCCAAGCAGTCACACCCTCTTTAAGTTCTACTCTATGATAGCTTTCTGGTTTGCAAATACGAAAATGTCCAGGACCTCTCCAAACACGATATTCATTGATCTGCTCACCGATTGTGTTAATTA